CCGGTGGGCTTTCCGGTACGGATTCCGGTATGACTTCCGCTGCGACCTCGATCGCTGTGGATTCATATTCGGCGTAGTCATCGGCTGGCGGTGGTGGCGGCAAACTGTCCAGCGGATTCGCATGCGTAACACTAGGCGTTATATCCCTGGCTTCGCCTTTGTCGACTGGGTAGTCTTGCGCCTCCTCGGCTGTGATCACTCCCTTCAGTGCATCTGGGAATGCGTCCCGCAGTGCAAAGCCTCGCGCCCTCATTGCCAGCATTCGCTCGGCGTAGTTTGTCCACGGTCCTTGCTTACCCCATAACCTGGCCTTCTTCGCATCGGCCACGCTGAAGGTTCGCTCTGTCTCCTCCATCTCTTCGGAGTAGCGGCGCTTGACCAGGCAATGCGCGACTTTGTTGTCGCCCTCGCCGTCGATCCATTCTTTAACGCCAGCGCAGCGGGGGTCGTTCTTGACCAGCGCCAGGGCTGCGTCACCGTATACGCTGGGCTTGCCATTGATGACCGCGATATTTTGCAGGGCTTGCAGCGGTTGCAGTCCTAGTTCATATCCCCACTGGATAGCGACTAGCACATCCTGCGGTTTGCCTTTGTATGCGCCTGGCACCATGCCGGACTGGCTGATCATCTTGGAAAATTCCATTGCTTCGGTCATGTTCTGTGGCGCGAGTGTTGGTAGTTTGCTCATTGTTCGATTACCTCTTTTATTGTGATTGATTTCTGACGGGCGCTGCTCTCTGGCTTTGCCGGTTCCAGTTCGTGGTTACAGTTGGGGCATTGCTTGGCGGGTTTGGCTTTGCTATGCCTGACCGGCCAGTTGACCTTGATTAGCCTTCCGGTATCGTCGCGCAGCTCAGCCTTGGTTGAATTGCCAAGCATACCCATTAGCGCCAGGCTGCTTTGTTCGAGCTGCTCCTGGTATTTCTTGAGCACCAGCTTTGCGCCGATATAACTATCGACGGCTGCGATGGCATCCTCGCGCAGCTCGATGGTATCGTCCTCTGGTTTGCTGTAAACGCGGTGGACTTGCTCCAGGGTTGTCGGCGCTGGGTAAGTGCCTTCGCTCATGTGCTTTTCGAATTCGTGGCACGCCTGGGTGATCCTCGCCTGGGTCGCGCCGTGTGGCTCGAATACATGAATGACAATCTTGCGGGCGCCGTAGCAGGTGATCAAGATACCCCAGCGCGCATCATGGCACATCATGCCAGCTTGCAGCTGTATCGGTCCTCGATATAAGGGCGGGTCGTCGGGCTTTTCGAACACCGTTGTAAACTTTGCTTCGAGCACGCCTAACCCCGTAAGCGTGACCTCGCCACTGTCGTTCATCACAACAATGCCCGCGCTCTGGTCAGTCCGGATTGTCAGCGGTTCGTTGCAATACAATAGTCCGTCGTCGCTGTACCACAAGTCCAGCGCTGGGTGCTTCTTGGCTGCGTCTGTGCCGTCGAGCTGGTAGTTGTACCAATCATAATCCTGCAAGCCAATCATTCGAAGACCACGATTTAAAATCACGTTTTCCGTTACGTTGCCTATGTCGATCTGCAAGCTGTCCAGCTCTGGCAGTTCTCCGCCGGCGCGAGCTGCGCGGCATTGGTCCAGCACTTCGTGCGGGGATTGGTACGGGCTGGCGCCCATGTAGGCGGGCATGATTGACCCGCTCAGGTATCCATTTGGTGATAGCTTCGCCATCGTTTTCGCTCCTCTGGTTTAAGTTGGTGCGGCCTTGCATCCGCTCGGTGTCAGTTATACTTTCCTGTTCAGGCCGGCTTTAACACACTAGAAAGGTCAGGCCAAAAATTATCGGTTTACCTCCTGGCAATTTGGTTTTGCGCCCAGGTAGTCGGGATGATATCCGGCGCACACATCCTGAATATATCGCGCGTGCTCTGCGACCTGGTGCTCGTAATCTTCCGATCCGATCCATAACACCGCAACTGCGGCGACGATCACCGCGGCTGCGGTGGCGATCTTCTGCAAGTTATTCATATTCGCACCTCGATGCTGACGTTGCAGATCTCTCCCAGGATGCGCTCAAAATCAGCGCGGCCATGGTAAGGCTCGGATACATCCCCAATATGCCACTGGCCCGCGCCATGCTCTTCGTCAAGCCAGGATTGCAGGTTGTCGACGAATGCCTCGTCATCGTCTTGAATGCCGCTGTAATCGTCATACAGTAGCGCCACGATGGCAAAGTGCGGGATACGGTAGGTTTCTGTCTCGAACATTGGTCTCACTCCTCTGTTGGTTTCCTGGACGCCTCACGGCGTTTCGATCCGTACCACTGGATCTCATCAGCAGGGTTGATAAACGATCTCAGCCTGGGTGGTCTTACCATTAGGGGCCAGGTAACCGGCCTCTAGCTTCCAATCTAAGTCCCGGTAAACTTCGCGCTCCCAGTTGTATTTCTGGGTGATTGTGACAATGCCGTCGACGCTGTCGATCGGAGAATAGGAATCCCAATTCCATTCGCCCCAAACAGGCTTGCGCTCTGTTCCTTCGTTCTTGCGGTAGCTGAGAATAAGTTTTAATTGATCGCTCATGGTTAGTGCTCCTGGTTTGGTTTAGGGTTGCGTTACGCGGCTGCTGCCGCGCTCTGCTGTAGGTTTTTGATGAAGTCGCAAGCTTTCTGGGCTTCGGCTGCGGCGGTGAATATTAGGCGCTTGTCACCTTTCAAGGCTGTAAGCCATCCGTTGAGGTAGTGCGCGTGATCCTCGCGTGGTTCATTGGTGACGCCAAGCATTACGCATTGCATAGCGGCGCCAAGCTCGGCGACTAATTCCTCCATTGCGTAGGCATCATCGCCAAAGCGCTTGCCCTTGGTGCGCGCCAGGCGGTGCTCTGAGCCGGTCCAGTGCGTCAGCTCATGAAGCAAAGTCGCATAGTACAGTTCGCTCTGTGTGCTGGTAGGCGTTGCGGTAAAGCTTGACGGCTGAGACATGCTGATAAAGTCCTGGCCTGGTGAGTAAAAGCATCGGCCGTGGTCGTTGAATCGTACCTCGGCGCCGGTAGCCTCAACCCAGGCATCGGCGGCTGCGATGGCCTCAACGGCTGAGACGGGGCGCTCTGGGGCTGCTGGTGCGTCCCATCCGTCGACCTGGTCGGCGCTGAATACGGTTGAATAGCGGATCATCGGAAACTTATCGGTGCCGCCCTTGGCGTTCTCGCGTTCTAGCATCTTGAAGAACACAATGCGCGTTCCTTTCTCGCCCTTGCGAACCTGGGCGCCTTTCGTCTGCCATTGCTTGAAGCTGGCCCAATGCTGACCGCCAGCCATTGCCAGCAATAGCACATTGATTCCTCGGTACTCGTTGCCAGTCGTTGCATTCATTGGCATACCGCCCGCCAGCGCTTCGAAGGGCTTGATCCAATTGGCGCCGGCTGTCTCCATCATCTCGACGACCTGGTTGGTTACTTCCTGGTAAACATCTGTTTTCATGTGTCTCGCTCCTGGTTTGTGTTTGACTTCCCAGACGCCTTGCGGCGTTTCGGCCCCTGTCACGGGGCCTCGTCAGTGGGTTAGGCTTACAGTGCGGCGTATTCTGCATCAAGTCTTGCCTGAAATGCTGCATCGGCCTTCATCTTCAGGCGTTCGATGCACTCCTCTGTGAAGTAACTCAGAGCGCCTGTCTCGATCCCGAACTCCACGAACAGGGCGCGAATCGCGGTACCTTCTCTGTAAGCATGGCGGTAATAATCGCCGCTGCTATCTCCTGAGCTCATGTTGCCGAGTGTCTTGTAAAGGCTGACGTCTGATAAAAGTTCGTTAATTCGGTTTGCTGCTTTCTTGGTGATTGTTGCCATGTGTGTCGCTCCTGGTTTGATTTGATTTGGTGGTTGAGTGAAGCCCTAGAAATTCCAGGGCTTGGCGTTTAACTCGGCGCAAAGCTTGTTTGCTTCGCGGGTGCCTTTGACGTTGAAGCGCTGGCCGTCAGATAATTCAAGGATCATTTTCTTACCGTCTACCTGCTGGGCCTTGGCTGCGTTGTAAAGTCTTGCTGTTGTCATGTGCTGCTCCGTGTGTGTGTTTAATTGATTCCGGTATTGAATTTAAGTCCGATATCGCTTAGAGTCAACCCCTAAATCCAAAAAAAGTGAAAATAATTTAATGAAACACCAAAAGGCTAACAAAAACAATGAGTTAAAACCGCTTTTTTTTCGGTGTCCCAGTGATCTATTGGCCGAAATCGAAGCGCAATCGGTCGCCAGGGAGCAATCAAAGGCCGCCGTGGTGGTCGATTTATTGCGCCAGGGACTAGGGCAGGAACCCGCAAACCAGGGCAGTGTCAGCGACTGGATTAACCGTAATGCCTGAGGCTCTGATCGTCATACCAGGTCAGCCAAAGGCGAAGGGTCGGCCCAGGTTTGCCAGGGGTCGGGTATTCACGCCGTCATCGACATTGCAGTATGAGCGGCTGATTGCGGCGGCTGCGCGGGAGGTAATCAGCGAGCCGATTGAGGTAAACGTCCAGGTTGATATTATTGCGGTTTATGGCATCCCGAAGTCGTGGCCGAAAGCGCAACAGGCGGCAGCTGCTCGAGGCGATATCATGCCGACCAGGCCCGATGTCGACAACGTGATCAAGATTTGCCTTGATGGGATGAACGAAGCGGCGTACCTCGACGACCAGCAGGTACACATGATCAGCGCCGAGAAACGATACGGAGACCTGGCGAGGGTCGAAATCAGATTGAATTGGTGAGGGGAAACAATGAGCGGGAAACAGAAAAAGGCCGAGCACGCCAACACGATCACGGCACTGATTCAGCGCGAGGCTGAATACCAAAAAGTTAAGGCGGCGCTGCTGGGTAGTGACCTCGGGCAGTCGGGGCTGTTCACCTTGAATGAGATGGCGCGGGTTGTAGGGCTGCCGAACTGGCACACCCGCAACATGGTCGAACAGATGATTACCAGGGGCGTGCTGGATGGCATAGACAAGCTGGGCCAGGTCGTCGTCGGCGGGTCGCAGTCATACGCCAAGCTGAGGGTCCGGGCGGACGCGAATGCACTGCTCCGGCAGCGGTGGCTGCCGTGAGACCGGATGACATCAAACCAAAAGATCTTAGGAAGTATTCGATCTTGCCGTTTAACGCTGTGATGGATAAGCGCATAAACCGCACCAGGGCGCTCCACGTGCTCGCTGCGCTGTGCTCGTATGTCGACAGGAACGGCGTAACCTTTGTCAGTCAGGACCGGCTAGCGGCTGACCTGGGCATATCGCGCCAGGCTGTCAACAAACAGCTGACAATCTTGAAGGATCTTGGGTACTGGGTGTATGCAAAGAAACGGTACAAGGATCAGAAAACCAGCTCCGTCAAGGTCATATACGACCCCGATGTGACCACGGAGGAGGAGGCATACAGCACCCAAACAGCCGCCCATCAAATCGCATTGAGCGAAGAATCAGGTGCAATCTCTGGGGTTGCAGGTGCAACTTCTAGGGTTGCAGGTGAATCAGGACCAGGTGCAACTTCTGAAGCGCCAGGTGCAACTTCTGAGGTTGCGCGACCTGCAACTTCTGACATTGCACATAACGAGACACTAACGGGGTATAACGAGGACTTTAAGATCATGGTTAAAGTTTACTGTAATCACTTTCTTCGAACTGCTGACACTCTTGGACAGCACAGGACAATCAGTGAGCGTGATCAAGCGATGATGTCAACCTGGATCAGTCATGGACTGCTTGAGGCTGAATGGCGGCACCTGCTGGGCAAGCAAGCGGCCAAGTGCCGTGAGAAACGACAGGACTGGCCTCGGTCGGTGGCATACTTCGAGGAGATCGTTAAAGCTTCTCTGAGGCGCGTTCCGAACCCTATGGCTAGGTCGCTATTAGCTGGCATCAAAAAGCGCTCAGATCCAACCTGAGAGCCTCTGAGGGCATGTTGAGGGCATGGGATCGGGTCATGTGAGCCACCTGGGCGCAACAGGCAGACATGCCACCCCCACGCGCACGCCCGCCCACACGCACGCGCACCCGCCCACACGCCTGCGCCCGCGCGCACACGCGCACCCACGCCCGCGCGCGCGACCCACCCCTTGCCCCCACCCCCCCTGCGTCGTCGCTGCTGCCCCTCACAACAGTATTTTCCAGTTTTTCATGAAAAGGTTGCCGATATCGCATTTTCATGCCATAGTGCAAGTCCACTAACTAAGAGGAGTGTTTCACATGAAACGATATAACGTCAGTCAAGCCAAACAAGTCCCAGGACGGGACAAGCCTGTATGGCTCAAGCATGGTGTTGCCTTTGAGCGAGATGGTAAGGTCAGGGTTAAGCTGGAGTCTTTGCCTATTCCGAACCAAGAAGGTGAGATCTGGTTGTCATTGTTTGAGGATGATGGTACTCGCGGCCTTACTGCCGCTCCAGCCGATGCCCCAGCCGAAGGCTTTGACGATGAAATCCCTTTCTAGGATCTGGCCTGGCGTGTACAAGCTGATGACCATTGTCAGAGACATTGCCAAAGGCTTTGTGATCACCGAGTATTGGACGCATCAATGCCGTATCAAGGATACCGATGTAACGACAAACCGTGATAATCATTGTTATTATTGCGGTTTGCGGTACAGAGAATGGCTAGATGAAAAAAACAGGTGATCTCCAAATAATATTGACAACCTTTCATGGAGATAAAATATGCGCATCGCTCCCGAGCTTCAAATTCACGCCTACTATTCCGAGAAGGAACTGTCTTCTCATTCTAATATCGCCGAGGCGACTTTTCGCTATTGGCGCCACGCTAAAAAAGGGCCACCCTACCGCAAACTATGTGGATCCGTTCGATACCTTGGCGCCGACTACTTGGACTGGTTGGCAGCTCAACCGAAATATGGAGACGTAATGCCTGATGAAAAACGCGGGTGATTTTGGATACAAGGGTGGGGTTCTGGTTTTCAGTGCCCCGCGTGACCCTGGTTTTATTGACCACACGGCAAGAAAGATTCCGACTATCAGGGATCTGAGAAGGGAATATGCCAAAAAAGACAGGCAACAGTGGTGGAAAAGACGCCGACAGTGGCAGTGATCAACGCCCGCCTCTGGGCAGATTCGGTGGCGTTCGCCATGTCCAGAAGAGAATCGGTCGATCAGAGACCTTGCACCAGCACAAAGAGGCTGTGGCCCAGGAATTAATTGCCTTGGGTACGACGAATATTACCGATATTGTTAACTTGGATGGGACTGTGAAGCCTATCGAGGATATACCGGAGCATGCCTTGCGCGCGATCAAGAAGATCAGCGTGCGGGGTGCTGATATCACGATTGAATTGCATGATAAGGTTGCGGTGTTGCGCGTCCTGGCTAAAGCTGCTGGGATGTTGGATACCGAGAAGGACGAGGAGCGTCCATCCATTGTGGGGATTAACATGCGCGGGCCGGATCAGGCATTATCGCCTGGGTACACGCAGTACAACGAGGAGCTAGATGAGCAATCTACCGAGTCTTGATTTAGATTTTTCGAACTCACCGACCGTTTGGGACTTTGTAAACGATGATTCGTTTGTCCGTGGGCTGATGGGGCCGGTTGGTTCTGGTAAGTCGTATGGTTGCGCTGCTGAGATTATGTTGCGAGCGGTGCGGCAGAAGCCATCGCCGCGTGATGGAATACGTTATACGCGGTTTGTGATCGTTCGGAACACTTATCCGGAGCTGCGAACCACGACGATCAAGACCTGGCAAGAATTATTCCCTGAATCGACCTGGGGCGGGATGCGTTGGCAACCGCCAATCACGCACCATCTGAAGCTGCCAGCTCGCGGTGACGCTGCGGGGATTGATTGTGAGGTAATATTTTTGGCACTGGATACGCCGCAGTCTGTTCGAAAGCTGTTATCGCTGGAGATTACGGGTGCCTGGTGCAATGAGGCGCGGGAGCTGCCAAAAGCTGTGGTTGATGGACTGACTCACCGCGTGGGCCGATACCCAACGAAGGCTGATGGCGGGCCGACCTGGTACGGGATATGGATGGATACGAACCCGCCGGACAATGACCACTGGTGGCATACGCTGTCTGAGAAAGAACCGATCAAGGGTGACTTTCCGTGGACGTTTCATCGCCAGCCTGGTGGTGTATTGCCCGTTACCAAGGACGATTTGCCTGAGAACCCAGAGGCGAATGGATTTATTTTTTCTGGTGGTAAATGGTGGATGGTTAATCCTAATGCCGAGAACCGGAACAACCTGCCGCCTGGTTATTACCAGCAGTTATTGGGTGGGAAGAATGCCGACTGGATCCGGTGCTACGCCCAGGGTATGTATACCTTTGTCCAGGAAGGACGGCCAGTATGGCCTGAGTATGATGATGAAATGATGAGTGCGGATCTGGAGGCTGATCCGTATTACTCGATCCAGATTGGTGTAGATTTTGGTTTGACTCCGGCTGCTGTTTTTGGTCAACGAACTGCTGGTGGCGCCTGGCGTATACTGGAGGAGCTGGTGACGTTTGACATGGGGCTGGAGCGTTTTGGTCAAGAATTATTGGGCAAGATTGCTGAGAAATACAGTAAGCATGAGATCTTAATCTGGGGTGATCCGGCGGGTAATAAGCGAGACGAGATCTATGAGGTGACGGCCTTTGACCACCTAAGATCAATAGGGTTCAAGGCGCAGCCGACTGATAGCAATGCGTTCCAGGTACGGCGGGAGGCTGGTGCATCGCCAATGACTCGGCTGATATCTGGCAAACCTGCACTGATGGTTGACAAGAAATGCTTACGCTTGCGTAAAAGCTTATCCGGCGGTTACTTTTTTAAACGGCAAAGCCTGGGCGCGGGTCAAGAGCGATTCAAAGATACGCCGGTCAAGAACGATCACTCGCACGTTGGGGATGCGTTTGGGTATCTGATGCTGGGCGGCGGCGAACAACGACGATTGCGCCGAGGCAACCACCAATCCTCTGGTCAAACCTATACGGCTAATACTGACTTCGCCATATTCTGATGATGCAACTGCCTACCATTAGGATGTCGAACGACCAGATACTTGTGCCGTTCAACCCTAAGCATGTGTACTCTATCGAACTAAAGCCGTTTGAGGTTGAGTATGTTGAAAACATACCGAACTATTACGAGTACGTTATCGATAATGCAATGCCTGGGTTCTCCTGGACGTTCATCTGCCAAGGTAGACCTACTGCCATCTTCGGCGTAAGACCTTTATGGTCTACCAATTTCGAGATGTGGATGATCCCAGGCGAGGGCATTGAGAAGAATGCGATAGCGGTGTTGCGTGGTGCCAGGCATATTATTGATGGTATTGTCGCAGAGTTCGGTGTATTGCGATTGCAGATTACGGTTAGATGCGAAAATGAGATAGCATATAAATTCGCCAAAAGGCTTGGTTTTAAGGTAGAATCGGTGATGCGGTACTTTGGCCCTGAAGGGGCTGACTATTATCTGATGACGAGGATTACCGAATGAGCGGGTTATTTAAAACACCAAAGGCTCCTAAGCCTGACCCAAAACTGATTGCCGCCCAAGAAAGGGCCGAGGCGAGAGCCGAAGCTGCCGAGCAATCTCTGCAAGAACAAATTTCAGCGCGTAAAAGATCTCGGCGCACTGGTGGCTTGCGTATGCTGCTATCGCCTAGTCGAGTTCAAAGCCAGATAGAGCAAAGGCAGGCTACGCTAGGCACTGGTGGTTGAAGTGCGGTGGGCTGGGGCGCTCTCGCTCCTCTTCCCCTTAGTCCTGGCTCGCCGCACGCTAATAAATATTAGGAGATTAAAATGACAATTTTGAGCAGAGACGCTGGACTGGTCGAGGCCGCATTGAGCGCCGCTAATACTTTCAGCGATGGCCTTTATACTGACGATGCGTTTAACTTCTCGATTGAGGGAACATGGGTTGGCACGATTACCGCCCAGCGCAGTCTGGATCTTGGCGTGACCTGGCGTGATGTGGATACTTTCACAACTAACATTGAGACATACGGATTTGATCCAGGCCCAACGGTTGCATACCGTGTTGGTTTCAAAGCAGGTGAATACACTAGCGGCACTGCCAATGTTCGTATAGGTCGATAACATGGTTGCCAAGCGCTACCAGAACCCTAAAGGCGGATTGAACGAAGCTGGCAGGAAGCATTTTGAACGAAAGCAAGGGGGTGATCTAAAGCCGCCAGTAAAATCTGGCGATAATCCCAGACGAGCCAGCTTTCTAGCAAGGATGGCTGGCAACTCTGGACCTGAACGTGACGAAAAGGGACAGCCCACCAGGCTGCTATTGTCATTGCGAGCATGGGGCGCATCATCTAAAGCGGATGCTAAGAGCAAAGCTGCTGCAATGAGCAAACGATTAAAGGCGAGAAGAGATGCCTAGACTAAACGTAAACGATTTGATGGAGCGAGAGGCAAAAGCCCAGGCTCGAAAAGATTTGTGGCGATCCATTTACGAGGATTGTTACGAGTACGCGCTACCACAGCGCAATTTGTATGATGGGTATTACGAGGGCAGAGTTCCTGGACAGTCGAAAATGTCGCGGGTCTTTGACTCGACAGCGGTTCATGCAACGCAACGATTCGCTAATCGCCTCCAGGCGGGTTTATTTCCACCATACAAGCAGTGGTGCAGACTCGAAGCTGGCACTGGAATCCCTCAAGAGCAAGCGGCGCAAGCCCAAACCATCCTAGATAACTACAATGTCAGAATGTTTGACGCGTTGCGTCAGTCTAACTTTGACCTGGCTATGGGTGAGTTCCTGCTGGACATGGCGGTCGGTACTGGTGTGATGATGATTACGCCTGGCGATGAAGCCACGCCGATTAGATTTACTGCTATCCCGCAGTATCTTGTTGCTATTGAAGAAGGTAGCCACGGCAATGTATCTAACATTTATCGCAAGCTGCGAGTAAAGGCTGAGGCGATAATGCGGGAGTTTCCGGACGCTCAAATGACCGTTGAGCTTGAAGAGGCAATGACCAGATCTCCAGAGAAAGAACTGGATCTGACTGATGCTGTAATCTTCGATAACGAAACTGGTCGATATCATTATCATGTCTTGTGGACTACCAAAAGGCAAGAGCTGGTGTATCGTGAAATGCGATCAAGCCCATTTATTGTTTCCAGGTATTTGAAGGTTGCCGGTGAAGTATATGGGCGAGGCCCGCTTGTTACTGCGATCAGTGATATTAAGACGCTGAACAAAACTTTAGAGCTGGTTTTAAAGAACGCATCTCTAGCGATTGCTGGCGTATACACTGCGGCAGACGATGGTGTATTGAATCCACAGAACATTAAGATCCAGCCAGGTGCGGTGATTGCCGTTGCAAGAAACGGTGGCCCACAAGGTGCTTCATTGGCGCCATTACCCAGGGCTGGGGACTTCAATACGAGTCAGATTGTGGTCAACGATCTTCGCATGAACATTAAGAAGATCATGATGGATGATACCCTGCCGCCAGATAACATGAGCGCCAGGTCGGCAACTGAGATTGCAGAAAGGACCAGAGAGCTTGCATCGAATCTTGGGTCTGCCTTTGGCCGATTGATTACTGAAACGATGGTTCCTATTGTTACCAGGGCATTGTTTGTCATGGATCAGCAGGGCTTGATTGACTTGCCGCTAAAGGTAAACGGTGTTGAGGTTAAGGTTGTACCTGTATCTCCGCTGGCGCAAACGCAAAAATTGCAAGAGGTCAATGATGTCGTGCAGTATATGCAGATTGCCAATCAAATGGGGCCAGAAGGCCAGGCTGTAATCTCTGTACCGAGGGTATTGCAGTTTATTGCGGAGCGACTTGGTATTGACCAGAATCTTTTGACTACTGAAGAGGAGCAAATGATGATGATGCAACAAATGATGATGATGCAACAGGCAGCGGCAGAGCCGCAGCAAGTAGATGATGGGGGCGCAATAGAGGAAGCGATTCAATGAGCGATGGATGGGAAGGGTTAAACGAGGCTTTTTATGAGGCACCAAAGGCAGATGACATGGATATTCTGTACGGGCGTGTCTTTAAAAGTGAAGAAGGCCAGAAGGTATTGAGCCATCTTCGAGGGATTACAATTGAGCAGCCGAGCTGGAATCCAGGAGAGGATTCTAGTTTTGGCTATGTCAGAACTGGCATGGCGGAGATTGTAAGAATGATCGAGAAGCGAATAGTAAGGAGCGAAAATGGATAACGCAGCACAAGAAGACAACACAGAAGCACAAGAATCTTTATTAAATTTATCTGTCTCGGAAGAAGCAGAAGCAAGCCAAGAGGCACCGATCCCGTTGCACGATGATTCGGATGCGCCGGTAGGCCAAGAAGCAGATTCAGATGAGCCAGCCCTGGAGCGGCCAGACTATTATCCCGAAAAATTCTGGGACGATGACGGCCCTGATGTTGAGAAACTAGCCAAGTCTTATGCCGAGCTGGAGAAACAGTTCAAGCAGGGTAAGCACAAAGCGCCTGAAGAATACGATCTGTCCTCGTTAGAGAATGCCGGTCTATATGCTGAAGATGATGTAATGGGCATATACAAAGACTGGGCCAAGGACAATGGTATCAGTCAACAAGCGTTTGAAGAATTAGCCCAGGCAGTGTTGAGCACAGCTCAAGAAGGCCAAGAAGAGATGACGGTCAATCACCAGGAAGAGATGAACAAGCTTGGTGAGCGCGCTCAAGAAAAGATCCAAATGGCTGAAAGATTGTTGATTAAAGCTCCGTTATCTAACAATGAGCGAGAAGCTATGTCGAATAGCCTCAACAGCGCAGATTCAATCAATGCGTTTTTGAAGTATCACCAGGCTATTACGAACGAGAACATCCCGATTCAGTCGGCGCCCAGCACGCCAGAAATGACCAGGGGTGATTTGGAATCTGCAATTGCGGATCCTAGATGGCACACTGATTCAGCCTGGCGCGGTAAGATTGAAAAGCAGTGGATGGCATCGCAAAAGTAGATTAAATCTAACGGTTGCGTTTTCTCACAAAATATAGTTATATTCGTTTTTGATGGCTAACCGCGTTCGCGGCCCTTCTATACGGTGATTCCGTTGGTGGTGGAGACAGACTCCACAAGTAACCGCCCGATTTCGGCTAACGGTAGCGTTTAATCAATTCACTTTATTGGAGGTTCTGTCATGGCGCAGAATGTAACTACAGCGTTTGTTACTCTCTTCGAGTCAGAAGTAAAGCAAGCGTATCAAGCTGAGTCGGTTCTTCGTGGAACGATGCGGACTCGCACAAACGTACAGGGCAACACGGTTAAGTTTCCTAAAATCGGCAAAGGTGTAGCAACGGTTCGCGTACCGCAAACTGATGTCACCCCTTTAAACGTCACCTACGCGCAGGTAACTGCGAGCATGACGGATTACATTGCAGCAGAATACAGCGATATCTTCCAGCAATCACACATCAATTTTGATGAGCGTCGAGAACTGGTTCAGGTTGTATCTAAGTCAATTGCTCGTCGTCTTGACCAGCTTTGCATTGACGCAATGATCGGTAATGCTGGGACTACTATTGCAACGGGTGTCGGTGGTGCTACCACTAACATGAACATCGAAAAATTGCGGGCAACTGCAAACGCGATGAATGCAAACAACGTACCAGCCGAAGGTCGATATTTGCTCATGCACGCAAGTCAGTTAGATTCATTGCTGGGCGACCAGGAAGTGACTTCTAGCGATTTCAACACAGTGAAAGCTTTAGTCCGAGGCGAAGTATCCTCATTCATGGGCTTTAACTTTATCACTATGGGCAACCGTGATGAAGGCGGTATTCCTAAAGCGGCTGCTCTGCGAAACTGTTTCGCATGGCACAAAGACGCGATGGGTTATGCTGAATCAATGGCTCAGAGAACTGAAGTCAGCTATATTCCAGAGAAAACCTCGTTCTTGGTTAGCTCCATGTTTAGTGCTGCCTCAGTAGCGATCGACTCTGAAGGTATCATTCAGGTTAACTGCACCGAATCCTAAAGGAGAAATGACTCATGGCATTTTCACAAACCAATTGGGCAACGGTTGGCGCTTCTAAAAGCGGCCATTCCCCTGCTGTCTATTCTTTTTCATCGTCTGCTGATAACAAAGCTGCTGTTAGAGCCTCTGGTTATTTTGACAGCGTTGAAGCCTTGATCACAACTGGGGATTTTATCCTTTGTTATGCCAGTGATGGCGGTCAAGTGTTGACTGCGACCAACACTGCTGGTGTTATCACTACGGCTTTGACAGTCTAAGTAAAACGGGGCGGCTTCGGTCGCCCCATATTTAGCGAGAGGCGTTGTATGGCATTAGGTGATACTGATATTTCGATATGCTCTGAAGCATTAATCCTGCTTGGAGCTGCACCGATCAGTTCATTTGCAGATGGGACGGACATTGTTCAAGCATGTGATAGTCTATATCCCAACCTTCGCGACTCTTTACTTTCCAGGTATCCCTGGAGCTGGTCATACCAGAAGATTAAGTTAGCTCGTTTGGCGGTCGTTCCAGATAACGAGTTTAGCTATTCCTATCAACTGCCAGGCGATATGTTGTCTGGTGTCCGAGCACTCTTTGCTGATTCGTCAACCAACCAATTACCAATCCGTTATGGCTGGCAGATCTTTGGCGACCAGTTGTACACCAATCTTGAAACGGTTTACATTGACTATCAAACGTCTGTAGCCGAGGAAAGAATGCCCGCGTACTTTGTGCGGCTGCTGCGTACAGTGTTGGCTGCGGAATTGGGATTGGTTGTGACCGATCAAATCAGTAAGACTGACTATTTCAATTCACTTTCATTCGGGACACCAAGCGAGAATGGTCGTGGTGGTTTATTCCGAGAAGCGATGAATGTGGATTCTAGGGGCAATTCGCCGCAAGTTATCGAGGATTACTCCCTAATATATGTAAGAGGGTAGCATGGCTCGTTATACGCAATTCCAAACAAACTTCAGTGTTGGCGAGATGGACCCTTTGCTTCGGGCCAGAACCGACCTTGAGCAATACTCCAACAGTTTAGAATCAGCAAAAAATGTAATCATTCACCCGCAAGGTGGCGCTACTCGTCGTCCTGGGTTGCGTACTATTAGCAAAATATACGACAACCCAACGGCTGAAGAATTTAAATTAATTCCGTTTCAGTTTAGTAGGACAGATACTTATCTGCTTGCCGTTCAAGGCGGGTTTATTAAGGTTTACAAGAACGATGTATTCCAAGTCAGCGTCTCGGCTACCGATATTACTTCGGCAATGGTGCCTGATCTTAAATACACTCAGGCCGTTGATACTTTAATCATTGTCCACCAGGACATGCACCCAAAACGGTTAATACGAAACTCTGATGTTAACTGGACATTTGAAGATGTGCCGCTTACCAGCATACCAACTTACGCATTTAACCCCCACAATCATTACCCGGCGTTTACGATTACGCCATCGGCAGTGGATGGAAATATTACTCTTACTGGATCGGGCGGGACTACTGATACAGGGACAGCGCAAGGCGGTAGCTCCAACACTATTCAACTCAAAGCCGCAACAAGCTTTACAGGGTTAAATACACCTGTAGGCATGAATGTAACGCTAACCAGCGGCACTGGTAGTGGGCAATCAAAACACGCTCATGCTTATGACGTCTCCACAAAAACAATTACGATTGATGGCACTTGGGATACCGCGCCAGATGCAACGACTGGATATAAGGTTGTTCGTTTCGGCACAGCTAGTGTCGGAGAGATTATCAGTAGAAAGCAGGGATCTTCGTTTAGTGGCGGACAAGCCAGGATCGTTGAGTATGTTAGCGACACGGTAGTTAATGCCGTTGTGATGATACCGTTTTTTGATACAACAGCACTAACCAATCCTGCATATGGCCCTGGCCTGCCGTCGATATTCAACAGTTCCTGGCAAGCAGAAACGGGTTACGAGGCCAGCTGGTCAGACTCATTGGGATGGCCCAGGACCGTATCGTTTTATGAGGCGAGGCTTTATTTTGGTGGCACAGCGCTTCGTCCAAATACACTTTGGGGATCTAAGGTTGCTCAATACTTTGACTTTGATCAAGGCGATGGCTTGGATGACGAAGGTATTGAAGCCACCCTCAACGTCAACGAGTTCAACGAGATCACCAATCTTAATGCTGGCCCTGATCTACAGATATTTACTTCTGGCGGTGAGTTTGTCGTTATTCAAGAGGCCAGCCAGCCAGTAACGCCAGCGACCTTTATGGTCAAGCCGCAAACTCAAATTGGCTCTAAGCCTGGGCTGCCCGTTATAAACATTGGCGGATCAGCCGTGTTCATTCAGCGTCAAGGTCAATCGCTTGTTTCCATGCAATACAACCAAGAGCAGGGCGGATATGGCACACTTCCTCTGTCCACACTCAGCTCGCACCTTCTCAAAACGCCGATTGATATGGCAAGGCGCAGAGCGGTATCTACGGATGAAGCGGACCAGATCTACATTCTAAACCAAGATGATAGCAGTATTACTTTGTACTCGATCCTGCCAGATCAGAATGTTATTGCGCCAAGCCGAATTGAGCTGGGCGTAACCAATCCAAGTCACTATACATTTGTCAGTATTGCGGTTGTGGTTTCTGATGTTTATGTCTTAGTTAAGTATGACCCAGGCTTAATTGGAGTAAATGTTGAAGGGCATATCTTAAAGTTTGACTATAATGTATTCACTGACTATGCAGTGACAGGTACATCGGCATCTTCTGGCACAATGAATCAACCAAATGTTGATAACCCCGTTAAAGTTATTGGGGACGGTGTTGTTGAGCCTAATACCAAGACAGGCCCGACTGTAAACTTTGATCGAACATATAGCACCTGGGAGTTTGGGATAGACTTTGATGTTGAAATCAAGACCATGCCGGTTGAGCCAAGATTGGCTTCGGGATCAGTGTTTGGCGTGAAGAAACGAATTGTACAGGTAGACGCTCCGGTTTATAAAAGCCAGAACATGGTTGTCAATAACCAGCCGGTAGCCTTTAGAGCGTTTGGCGCTGGTATACTGGACGCTCCGGTTGCAGAATTTACAGGAACAAAAACGGTGAGGGGTATGCTTGGGTTTTCGCAAACTTCTCAGATCACAGTAACGCAGTCCGTCCCATTGAAGCTAACGCTGCTTGGGTTGGAATATAGAGTGAGTATAGGTAACTAATATGGCTCAAGTACTTGCATTCATTCCCGCAATCGTTGGCGGCTTGAAAGTTGCAGCGCCTTATATCGCAGCTGGGACTCAGGCATATTCGGCTTGGAGGGGCGGCGCCGTAGCACGAGCACAGTATGACGCTCAAGCTGCACAAGAAAGGCTTAGGGGCCGTGCTCAAGCACTGCAATACAAACAGCAAGGCATTAATGTTTTGCGTCAGTTAAACGAAAATCTGGCATCCACGGTTGCGCGAGCTGCTGCTGGTGGTGTTGATCCGTTGTCAGGCAGCGCATTAAACCTGCAAAATTATGCTATGAGAGAAGGATCCAGGGATTATAACCAGTCCAGAGATAACGCAATTATTGCGACAGGAATGGCCAATTACCAGGCTCAACAGTACAAAGCTGCTGGTAAGGCGGCATATAGATCCGGGATGCTCACGGCTGCTACATCTCTAGCCCCATCGGCATTAAAGCTCGCGGCCAAAATACCAACACCAAAAACGACAACGACAACAACAACACCGCCACCAGCGCCAGTAACGTAGAGATTAAAGATGGCAAGATTACCAAGATATGAAGCGGGAAGGGTTCAAGCTGCTGGGATTGGGCAGATTGACTTTGCCGGTATGCGCGAACAAGCCAGGTTCTCTGAAAGCATTGGCAAGATGGCTGCGTTTGTTGATCGTGAAATACAAGAGCGTGAGATCAAGCGAACCAAGGAAGAGGAAGAACAGAACGCCGCCTACCAAAGAATACAAGCGGATTCCTTAAAGACTGCTTATTCTATTCAGGTCAACGATATAGTTGCCCAAGCCAAGCAATCGCCAGAGCTTGTATCGATGGATGAAGTTGTTGGAAGCTTGGCAGACTTGACTGACGGATTCATGGCGTCTGCTGAAAGCTTGGACGTAGAAAGAGCCACATTCTTGCAGAACGATCTGTTGTCAATCTCGGCAATTCATGCAGAAAACTACACAACCTATCATCAGCAAGAAGCCGTTAAGAAATTAAAAGCAGAATCGATCCAGGGCTTAAACCAGATAGCGATTAACTCTGAACTGTACTCTTCATCCGACTCATTTTCACCTGAAGGGGTAGAAGAACTGACAGCAGAGGCCGAGCAATACGCTTTGGATCATGGCTACAATCCAGTATCGGCAGCAAAAGAAGCGCAAAACCTCCGTGAAAAGATGTTAAAGAATAATGCTGTATACCGCTATAGCAAGCTTGTGACGCTGGAAGACAAAGAAAATTATATTAATAACTTGAAGATTACTGGACTAACCATAGAGGATATTGCGCCAGTAAAGCGGGAGTTGGAAAGCCAGCTTAACCAAGAGCGCAGGAATTTCGAGGTTAAGGTCAAGACGACCAGAAGAACCATACAAGACACGATGACTAACCTTGAGTTGGGAGCGCAAATATCTCCAGAAGCCATGCTTGAGATCCAACAAAATGTTGACCTATACGGCAGGGTGGATCCATCTCTTCAACAAGATCTTGACCAGCTAAACTTTGTAGCGGAAAGATTCCCAGCGCTACAGAATATGAGCGTTGCCGACTTGGCTGCTGATGTTAATACACAGAGAACAGCCGTCTCGGGAATGACCACAGATAATCCTGATTTTAGAAACAAAGCTGCAATGCTCCAGGCCAGCGAAGAGCTGTATAAGAACATGAATGCCCAGTTAAGATCTGATCCTTATGGCTGGTATATCCGCACAGGTCAGCTGGAAGTTAAACCGCTTGTAGACCAAGAATCGATTATCAAACGGCAAGATGACCAAGACTATATGGAGGGCAAAAACCCTGGATTTACTGCACCTTTCTTAACTACCTCAGAAGCAAACAATACGGTGGCGGCACTTGATAAAGCTACCAAAGATGGGCAGCTTGACGTTGTTGTAAATGAATTAAGAGCAATGCAGTCCTTGTATGGGCAGAACTATGAAACGGCATTGCAGGATCTAACCAAGGCTGGTCTGGCATCAGAATATGCTGTTGGCGGCAGATATCTTGGAGACAAACCCGTTTTAGCCGAAAGGATTATTGGGTTGAGCACTGTTACTCCGGACGAGCTTAAAAAGCCGCTTGAAGCTGGCAAGGCAAAAGACTTCGATATGTTGTACTTGGATGCAATGCAAGAGTATTCCACTGCATTTACAGGGGGTGACATAACTAATGCGGCGTTAAAGACGTTGAACATGAATTATGATGTTGCTAAAAAACTTGGCTATGGATATATGAACAACACCAATACAACAGCGCTAACGGCTGTTGAAATGGTTATAGAAGATATGTTCCCTGAAACGGTAATGCTTGAAGACAATGCGATGATAATTGTTCCGCGAGACGCTAATCCTAATTATGTCTTGTCCCACCTGGAGGAAGCCTTAGAACCCAGTAGGTTAGAACAGGCTGGCCTGGCGCCTTTGAATGATCCCAATTTACCTGGCTATATCGACATGGCGGTAGATGTTGAGTCTCTATCAAGCGATGGCGTTTGGTTAAACAATGAAACTGGAGATGGTGCGGTTCTGCATTACAACCTAAATGGAGATATGTTGCCTGTCAAGCTTCAAGATGGCAATTATTACGAGCTGAAGTTTAATGCTTTGTCCGTATTTTTAAATGCCCCGCCAAGGTTAGACATTGTTGCAGCTGGTGGGTTTCTCTAATGCCAGCGCCTCTCACCAGGAAGCTATACGACAGCAGAAACCTTAGAACTTTTGGCGCCCAGTTGCGCGAGATTGATCTGACCACTGCGCTTGCGGGACGGTTTGACGAAACTTTGACCGACCTAGCCTTTACTCAAGCAGAGCGGGCTTTAGCTGACAGGGACAGATACACCGAAGAACAGCGCAAGCAAGTAACGATTGCCGAACGTGATCGCATCCAGAGCATTAAGCAGCTCAATAGATCTTTAACATTTGCCAATCCAGATACTCCTGAGTACGAAACAATTAGAGGCAGACTTGCAGAAGTCGAAGAAGGCTATCAAAGCTTTATGTCTGAACAAACCAGGCGAAGCATTGAAGAAGGCAGATTAAGAACCCCTGAAGATCTAAACGCACAGTATGGCGATCTAGGGTTGAAGTTTGACTTGCCCATGACTCAGGGCGAAGCAGATATCCTGGCTGAGAATAAAAGAGCCGAACAGATCAGGATGGCAATGATCGAGTATGGCCCAAAAGGCTTGCTATCGACCGGCGCCCAGTTTGGTACAGGCGTTCTGGCAGCAATGGTTGACCCATTGGAATTAGCCACAGCATTTATTCCGTTTGTCGGACAAGCCCCAAAGGTAGCCGCTATTGCTCGCCTGGGCGAAGTTGGCAGAAGAACTTTGGTAGGCGCCGCAAATGGCTTCGTTGGATCGGTTGTTACTGAGCCTGGTTATTACTTGTTGTCAAAAAGCCAGCAGCTTGATTACACGATGACCGATGCCTTGTTTAACGTAGGCGTTGGGACATTCTTGGGTGGCGGGATTGGAACTGTTGCCGGTGCATTTGCTCGATCTAAAGCTGGCAACCTTCCCACAGAAGGCGATATAGAAGTTGCCGTTGAAGGCTTTGATGCCAGGTTTGATCCAGAACTAATCAAGTATTACATGCCAGCCCCTAAATCTGTTGGTGGTGAGCGTATAGATGGCGAGCCGCAGCCCAGGGTGCAATCAAACGCTGAAAGAACATCTCAGCAAGAAGCCGCTACTTTAGCTATTACGCAGCACGCAATGGGTGAAGAGATTGATATCGGCGTAACTATTACACCGACACCGAAACGTCCAATGCGGCTGATGGAGTACGTTGCTTCTAAAGGTGGCGTTCAATTAGAGGCTGTTGAACCAACCCCTGCGGTTGCGCCTACGGTTGCGCCAGCACCAGGGAAACCCAAAAGCCTTGCCGATCTAGTAAAAGAGGCAAGCGACGAATTAAAAGTCAAGCAAGCAAAGGCTGAGGCTGAGGCTGAGGTTAAAAAGAAGCCTGAACCCAAGAGAGTAAACCCAGAAGGCATGGTTGTTTACAATCCTGCTGGCGGCGTTGACTTAAAGAAGATGGCGAAGCTGGCAAAGAAGAAGGGGTTCATCAAGAAAGAATCCGTACCTGAATTACTAAAAGCTTTGGATGCTGATGTTCGAGGCAAATCTACCTATTCAACTAAACCTGGCGCCCAGAAAGAGCTTGCGGCATGGAGAGCATTCTGGAAGGAAGAAGATGAGACAGGCAAGATATACGAAGAGTATCTGGCTGCAACTGAATCTTATCCGGCTGGCACATCTATACAACAGATCCGAACAGACATTGAAAAGGAAATAGCTAAGATCGATGAGATGCCTAAGATGGGCAAGGTCATAGCTGCATTTGGAGGGCTTAATCAAAAGTCTTGGTCTGCCGAATCCGGCATAAACAAAAAAGAATACGGGTCTTTAAAAGGTGAGTTTGGCAAGCCATTTTGGAGAGCGGGCGATAAAGGATTAACACCTGAACAGTTAGCTGAAAGACTGGTGCAGGGAGGCTACATCAGACAATACGATATGGGTGAAGCCATTGCCTTTGTCGAAGACTTGTTAAGGGCTGGCGATCGCGTTGCAAGCCCAGATGACGCTGCAAGGCTTACCGATCTTGAGTTGCAATTGGATCAATTGACCAGGCTAGACGATGAAGGGCTAGATGATTTCTTGCGGGTTTATATCAAGGATATTGGGCCAGAATACGAGGGCGATATCCAGGCGTTTATTGACAGCCAGAGAAGGCTGCGAGAAAGCGAAGCCATCAATGACGAACTAAATAAATACGGGTTTGCTGATCTGACTATCGACGAGATATCCAGAATTGGCACGCTCATGGCCCAGAAAGATTTAACGCTTGACCAGGCTGCAAAGGAAGTCGGGATTGACCTTAAAGGCGAGAAAGCCAAGAGAATGGCGCAGCAAAGGATTGATCGGACTAACAAAATGCTGGGAGAAGATCCAGAAGCCTATGCTGAAATAGAAGCCGCGGCTGAAGTGAATCAAGGCGTTGAGGCGATAGTTGCAAAGTACAAGGAGCGATTCCCGGATACTAAGGCAATGCCTGATGAAGATTTTAGCACTTTTGATATTGAGACTTTGGATTCGGATATTGTTGAGGCTGACGACTTGATTAATGATTATCGAGCGTCTGGAGATATAACCCCAGAAGAGGCTGCATACTTGGATGAGTTGGATGAAATTGACCAGTATGCAAATGACTATGATGACGGCGCGCAGATTGCTGCGTCTTGCATAATGAGGGACTAATGGTCGATTGCGTAAAAAGAGTTAAAGATGCTGTTGGCGACAAATTGTCTCTTGAAGATATCAAGGCGATCGTTAAAGAGCTTGAATCCCAGAAGAGGCGGATAACTGCCAATGAAAGAACTGTTGGCGATCTGGGCGCCCTAGACGAGCAGCTGTACAAGCAAGGCATGATGATTGGCAACCAGGCAAAGCTGGCAGCAAAGCTGGAGCGCCGGAACAGGTATATTAATTTCTTGCGAGAGAAAGATATAGACAATGTTATACGGGCGGCTGTTGAAGCTGGCTATAGTCCGATGGAAGGTATACGAGCCATTTTGGTCGGATCCAATTACCCATTTCAAGGTGCTGGCGATGCCGTTGGAGCCAGAGTGCAGGCTTTGAACAACGAATACGCTGGCGCATTAATTGCGGCATTACGCAAAGAAGGGTTGGAAGTTAAATTTGAAAAGATGAAAGGGGAGTATGAACGTCAGGTTGCCAAAGCCCTGTCTAACTTTAACACGGCAAACCCAAAAGGCAGGGCTGATATTGGCGTAACAGAGGATGCTTACAAGACAGCCAAGATCATGTTTAACGTCCAAAGAGAAGCATTGCGAAGATTGAATAAAGCTGGTGGTTTTGTTGGGGCGCGACAAGGCTATGTGGTGAGAGCGTCCCATGACCGCAGCAAAATGATTAGGGCTGGCGAAAAAGCCTGGCGAGATGGGGTTAGGGATAAGCTTGATTATGAAAAGATGGGCGTTGAGCCTGATGACATTGAAAGGTTTTTAGGTAGTGTTTGGGCGTCACTGGTAAGTGGTATTAGGATGCAAGATCAGCCCACGGATGTTGGCAGAGCTTTTACGGGTCCGAGAAACCTTGCTAAAAAAGAAAGCGCGTCCAGGCTATTGGAGTTTAAAGACTCAGATCAATGGTATCTATACGACCAAGAGTTTGGTATTGGGTCTTTAAGCAGCGCATTCCTGCAAGACATATCCCGTTCTGCCCGATCTACTGCGCTAATGCAGAAGCTGGGAACCAATCCAGAGGCTATGGTCGATAAGATTGTTCAGAAAGTAAGGCGGCAATATCGGGACAAATACCTTGATAACAAAAAAGAACTTGACAAGCTAGACGAGCAATTTGGCAATGAAATGGGAGAACTAACCGGCGCTGTGTATCAGTCAGAACTAGGCATTATGAGCAATATGTTTGCAGAGATCGGCAAAAACGTAAGAGCACTTGAAACAATGGCCAAGCTTGGCGGGGCTACTATTAGCTCTACGGCGGATATAGCTGCGCTTGCAGCAAACAGACAGTACCAGGGCGCATCTATGCTGGACTCTTGGGCTGAAGCGTTTACAGCTTCGTTTAAAGGCAGGCAAGGCAATGACATGCGAGAAATGGCTGACCTGATGGGTGTTGGGTTTGATGGAATGCTGGGTGACTTTATGTCTAGGTTTAACGGCAGCCAGGATACACCTGGGATGTTTGCCAAAGCTTTGCAGATATTCTTTAGGCTCAATTTATTAACTCAATGGACAGAATCAAACAAGCGCGGCGCCACGTTCTTAATTGCCAAAGATATGGCAAACAACGCCGTTAAAGATTTTGCAGATCTTTCTGACGATCTTCAAAGGCTGCTAAGTAGATATAATATTGACGCAGCTAAATGGGATGTTGCGCGATCCGCCGTAAGTAAAGCCCCTGATGGGCGTGAATATTTAATGCCTAATCTGATTGAAGACACTGATGTTAGGCAGGCCATTTATCTTATGTATATTACCGAGGCTGATGTTTCGGTTCCCACGCCTGGCGCTAGAGAAAGGGCGATACTGACTCAAGGCCAGAAAAGGGGAACCTTTACAGGCGAGATGATGGGGTATCTGACGCTGTTTAAATCATTCAGTGTGACGATGTTGACCAAGGTGCTTGGCCGTCAAATGGCTGCTAAAGAGTATGGCGGTGTTGCGAATTTAATTGTAGGCACCACGCTGCTCGGTTATTTGTCAATGCAAGCCAAAGAGATATTGAAGGGTCGGGAGCCAAGACCACCGACTATGGAAACATTTGTTGCGGCCATGCTTCAAGGCGGTGGCTTGGGTATCTATGGCGACTTTTTGTTTGGCCAAGCTAATCGCTATGGCGGAACCTTTTTAGAAACCGCCGCTGGCCCTGCTATTGGCACGCTTTCTGACCTAGTTGATACTTATGGCAGCGCCAGGGATGTGGCGCTTGGGTCAGAGGCAGACCTTGGCGGGGAGCTTACAAGGTTGCTAAAGTCAAACCTTCCGTTTGCAAATCTGTTTTGGACAAAAGCTGCAATGGACTACGCCGTTTGGTATCAACTCCAGGAGATGCAGAATCCAGGGTATTTGCGCCGAATGGAGCGCAGAGTGAAGCGAGAAAACAACCAAGAGTACATTGTACCGCCCTCCAGCATTATTGCGACTGGCGGCGGACTCAGATAATTAATGGAAGAAATACGCTAAATATGCTAAAAAGCGTTCTAATACCAGGAGTATTATAGATGGCCGATATCCCTATAGATGCAATACCCAGGAGGGTTCAGTTCACAGGTAACACTGGGCTGGGGCCGTTTGCGTTTACGTTCAATATTCTAGCAGCAGCCGATATCGCAGTATACAAGAATGCGACCCTGTTGACTATCACTACTGATTACACTGTTTCGGTTAATGCTAATGGTACAGGATCAGTAACACTTACGGGTGCGGGCAGCGGTACTGCCTTGGTTGCTGCCGATTACTTGACGATTATTGGCGATTTGCCCCTGGCGCGTACTACTGACTTTACGACTGCCGGTGATTTATTGGCATCTGCCTTGAATGACCAGCTGGACGCAAACGTAGTTATGACGCAGCAGATATCAGAACGGGTTGATCGGGCATTGCGCCAGGATCCTAGTGATACTGATAGTAACATGACCATACCTGTGAAGGCTGTTCGCGCTCAGAAGCTCTTAGCATTTGATTCTAGCGGTGCTGTAACAGTTCAGCCTTATTTAAATAATGAGA